CTTTAGCCAATCAGCCTGAAACCACTCGTCTTGTCCGTTAATCCTGACACATAGGTCTGTGTGGTGAGCGTGCTTGAGCCGATCAATCAACCGCTGGACAGAGGCCACTTGAATTGAGTTGATGTTTTCATCCGTCAAAATCCACGCCACAGGCTCCTGCACAGGTGCTGGCTGTGCTGGCTGTTCCAAGGCTTGTTTAAGGGCAACTTGCATATCCTTAGCCCAGCTGTGTAGCACTTCAATATTCATTGAAGGCCTGTATTCGTTTGCTAGCTTCAATACTTCTTTATCCATTGTTCTCTCCTATGCCGTGGGCGGCTTCATTCCATGCGCATGCCTTTTGCCAGACTTGCCAAGCTGCCATTCCCTTGAATGTCCACTGAGAATCCTGATCTCGAAAACCATTTCGCTGTTGCTCATCCGTCAGCGGCTTGCGCTGTGCTGGCTGTGCTGCGGGTGGGGTGGTGTTTTGCAGGGGTTCCATTGCATCGCGCAAAGCGTCTTTGTCAAGATACACCTTTACGCTACCTCTTACATTGAGTTTTTCCCAAGCAACGCTGTTAAATAATTCTTTTACTGTGCCGACAAGCTCCTGCTCTGGCTGGGGTGCTGCGGGTGGGGTGGCGAGCAAAGCCTCGCAGAGAATGCGTACACCCTCTGGGCGGATACCCTTGTAGCCAAACGCACGCATATCTTTTGCCAATTGCAGGGCTTCTGATTGTTGGGTCATGTGTTCTCCTTAATGCCGTGGGCGGCTTCGGCTGCACGCCAACCAAGCATGAAGCCCTTAAATTTTTCAAGGGCCATGTCTTGGTGACATATAGGTGGCAACGGCTTGCGCTGGACGGCGGGTGGCCAGTCAAAACCCATGATTGCGTCCTTGATGAGCGCCTTTTCACCTTCTGTTGGCGAGTGGCAGGCGTCTCGCCCATCCTCGTCCTCGCCAATCATCTCGTAGTCGTCAAGGTACTCGTCAATCGCTTTTTCAAAGTCGCGCACAGGTGCTGGCTGTGCAAGGGCTTCTTTGAGGGCAGCATTTGCAAGTTGATACACCCGTTCGGGGTTGCCAGCGTTGTTTTTAATCGCCTCAATCGCCTGTTTCAATGCGTCTTTTGTGTGTGTCATGTGTTCTTCTCCTTGAGTTTGGCTTCGATGGCTTTGAAATTAGCCCAAGGGTCATCTATATTTTCAATTTGTAAATCGTGAAACTCCTCAGCCCTCAGCCCAACCCATGTGCGCTGTGCTGCGGGTGGGGTGGCGTATGTGATTGCGGCATGCCACGACCTGTGGCAACCCTCTTTAAAGTCTTCATTACCCCATATTGCGTTGTCGTACCAGTCAAAGAACGCCACAGGCTCCTGCTCTGGCTGAAGTGCTGCGGGTGGGGTGGTGTAGAGATCCTGAATCTCTTTTGCAATGGCGACGCCAAGCTGAACGTCCATCGTCTTTCGAGCGTTTTGTGGGTGACACCAGCCACGGGCAATAGCCCCAAGCAAATCTTCCCACGCCACCGGCTCCTGCTGTGCTGGCTGTGCGGGTGGGGTGGTGGGATACCCACGATAAAAACCGGAACGGAACATCAGGCGGTTTAAGTCTTTGTCATGCTCAGGTCTTGCTGCAAAGTAGGCATCCTCGGACGCATTTTCACGCGCCTCACGGATTGCCATATATGCTTCACGACCCACCAGCTCCTGCTGTGCTGGCTGTGCTGCGGGTGCTGCGGGTGGGGCGGTTGCTGCAAGGGCTTTTTCTGCTGCGGCTATTGCTTGGCGCATTCGGTCGTAGGTGATTTTGTTAAATTCATCTTCATCCATACCCATATGAGTAAGCATTGCGTTCATTGCATCAATCGCCTGCTTGAATGCTTCGTCTTTCATGTCTTCTCCTTAATGCCGTGGGCGGCTTCGATTGCTCGGGCAAAATTCAGCATTGATTTAGGGCCATTTAGGGGCTTTTCACGCATTTCAATCTCTTCTAGTTGATCACCCGTCAGCGGCTGGCGCTGTTTTGCTGCGGGTGGGGTGGTGTAGTACTCAAGACGATCAAACCCATCAGATGCCATGCAGTCACAGCGCGTCGGTTCCATTTCCTCATACGCATGACCGCATCCTTTGCAACGGTAAAAAACTACAGGCTCCTGCTCTGGCTTTGGGGTGCAAGTGTGTATGTCACCCTCCCCGCCCAACCGCTTGCCACAGCGATCACAGTGCGCCAGCCTCTCGCGCAGGGCTGCAATGGCGCTGTGCTGTATTCGGTTGATTTCGCTACGATTTGCATTTGCAGGGATGATGTCGCACAGCGCATTCAGCGCCTGCTGCATCAGTTCTCTGTCAGTCATGATGATGCCCCCACAAAAAGCAGAGCTGCCAAACCAATCCCAATGACCAAGGCCAGCACGTAGCCAGCCACGGCTTCCCACAGCGGCTCTTTCGGCAGCACGCTGCGATAGCCTGGCGTCCACTGCCCTTCTGACAGCGTTCGGGGTGTTCTAAGGTGCGAATCTTTCATGTCATCTCCAAAAAGACCCCAAGAAGTTCGGGGCATAAGTGCATTGTATAGATTTCTACACAGCCATGCACGACTTTACAAAATTTTATTTAGGCGATAAACCCACTTGTCGCCTCTGCGCTGGCAGTCAATCTCAAAGCCGTTTTGCCTAAGTTCAGCCACGATGCTGTTCACGGCGCAGACATTGGCCTCTTTGATGATGTCCAAGGTGGAGAACTCCCCACCCTGAGACAGCAGCTTATAGACCCGTGCAAGACGTTCTGATTTGTCTATGCTGGCGGCGTGCATGGTCAAAAGGGCACGTCTGACATGTCATCAAAGCCTGACGACTGGCGGCGCGGATGCTCCTTGACTTCTTGCACCTTCGGATCGTTGATGTAGGCCCAGCCATCCCAGCCGCCCTCGCGCAATGGGATAACGTCGATCTTCAGCATCGCGCCGTTTTTCGTGTCAATGATGCTGCCAATGCGCTGGTAGCGCGTTTTCTGTTGACCGTCTGCAGCTCGGTATTCACCGACAACGCAACTTATTTCTTTGATGATTTTTGCCAAGATTTATTCTCCAATGATTGATTTAAGGGCGGTGACTTTGGCTTCTAGCTCTGCTAAAAAGGTGGTGACTTCTGCTTCTGCAATCTTCAGCCATTCGGCATTGCGTTCGACTCGGTGAATAAACAACTGTGCTTTGGCAGGCATCCGTGGGTCAAAGACCACGTAATCGCACCAAGCCCTATCAGCACAACGCATCTGCCATTGCATCTGTGCGTAATACTTGGCATCAACAGGGTTGCCGCCTTGCGAGTGGGTCAGCCATACCTCGAGTGCTGTGCTGGATGATGGGCACTTGATCTCGACCATGCCAGCATCCCCCACTAGGCCATCAGGCGAGGCTCCAGCAGCCTCAATCTCGGGGTGAGGTATGAACCCCACTTCCTCGACCATTTGGCCGGTGTGGGCCTCATACGCAGCACGGGCAAAGGGCTCCTGTTCTGTGCCCCACTGCATTGCTGCATTGGAGTAAGACTCGGCCCTAGTCTGGGTGATGCGTTCCAGGACAAGCTGTGTCATGTAGTTTGTGCGGCTGGCGCTGTAGCCTGTCTTGGTCTTTGCGAGCACATCGGCCAGGCGGCTGGCGGTGACTTTACCAAGCCGGTCAGCAAACCATGCCTCGGTTCCTTGTTCTTCGCTCATTTTTGAAACTCCATCAAAACATAAGGCCCAGCCCACTCGCCAATTTCGGTTACTATGCCGTGCTTATCTTTGGTTATTGTGCGAAATTGGTAGCCATCACGGACTAGTCGGCGTTGAAACTCAATAGTTCCGAAGAAATCTTCTAGCTTGTATCGCTGTTCTTCGCTCATGCTTCCCTCACTTTCAGCATAGCGTCGGCAAACGCATAGGCTTTCTCAGCTACCCACTTACGGTCAGAAAAATCGCCGTTGTCGTCAAACATCAAGCCCTGCATCGCTTTGGCCGCAAAGTAGTCTCGCAGGGTCATGCCGTTGTGACCTTCATAAGCGTGGTCGCGTGGAAACGCTGGCCCACCTGTGTTTGTGTTGCTCATGCTTTATCTCCTGTTGCTTTGGCAATGGCGGCGTCACTTCGGTCTAGGCTTGCTACTGGTAAAGGGTGTTTATAAGCTGTACATAGTTCGCGCACGATTTTTGCAAGCTCTTTGTTGCATGCGTAGTTTTCAGGCGCGGCGGCGATCAGTCGGGCATCTTCAATGTTGTAAATAATTTTTGCAGGGCCAGCATGGTAATGATGTTGAGTTACCCAATATTCTGCTTCTTCGTCTTCGTATTTAATTTCCCATGGCCCTGGTGTGTGTTGTGTGCTCATGCTGCTTTCTCCTGTTTAGATGACAAAAATTTAACACTAGTGGATGGAATATTGTCGTAAGGGTCAGGCCTTACAATTTTTGTAT